AGCCCAAGAATATAATGTTCCTATTTGGAGCGCAACGCAACTTGATGCCGCTGGAATTGAATCTACAGATCCTACAATTACTCAAGTAGCTGGTAGTAAAGTTGGTTTATTAGCAACTGTTGATCTTGCATGGTTTTTAATTTGTACCGATAAATTGCGTGAATTAGGACAAATGAAGATTATTCAGCACAAGAATAGATATAAAGATGCAAGTGAAAACAAAAGATTTTTTATTGGATTAGATCGTAAGAAATTCCGTTGGTATGATGTAGAACAACGTGGCCAAACAAGAGAAGATGATCCCCCTGAACAAGATGAACAACAAATGAAGCGTGATGTATCCAAGAGACATGGAAGCCAACCATATGAACCTGGTTATAAAAATCTACAAACCAGGAAATTTGGGTTGCGTGGAAAGAAAACATTCTCCGATTTTAAAGTCTAAATATTAAAGAATGCTAGATATTGATACTAAACTCGCAGAAATAAAAACTAAAAGTTATAATGGGTTGTTTGAAAATTTTATTAAACAACCCAGTAATGCTGGTTCCATCCTTGAAGATATAACAGAAATCCTCCAAAGAAATTTTCCTACTCCTACTAAAGAATTCGAAGATATTGGATTCGAATTTGCGAAACCTACCCAAATCAATTTTAGTAACTTATTATCTTTACAAGATGTATTATCCTATAGTAATTTTGAACGATTGGTAAGAATCATTCAAAAAGGACAATTACGAACATCAACAAGTGGAGAAGATGCCGTTTATGTAATCCAATATCATAATCAAAAATATATTATTGATGGAAATCATAGAATAGCTGCAATGATTTTATTTGGTAAAACAAATGTTTCTGGGAAACTTTTAGATTTAGATCATTTACCAGATAATTCTCCTGATAGATTAATTGCTGAATTTAAAAAATTAGGTGTTGTTATATCTTTTTCAGATCATCCAAGAAATGGAGAATTTTTAAAAAATGATTGTTCTATTAAAATTCTGGATATAATTTTAGGTGTTTTTAAAAAAGCTAAACAAAAAAATTTGAAATTACCTCCTGAAATTAAAGTTGATAATTCAATGGAATTATATGCTTATTATGATCATATTGATCATTTTATGGGAATTAATACAGGATTATTTTTAAATCCTACAATTACCCATTCTTATGTAATTGATAATGATAAAGAAGCTTTAATATGGCATGAATTAGGACATATTTATCATGAAAAAACACAAAGTAAAACATTTTCAAAAGAGACTTCATTTTCTCTTAAATTGAAACGAGATATAGAAGATAAAGTTAGTGAATATGCTGCGGTAAATTCTACAGAATTTGTGGCTGAAGTTTTTTGTGGGAAAATTTTTCATAAATCATTTGAAAAATGGATATTAGATTTATATAATTATATATTAGATCCAAAAACAGAAGTATTGGGTAGCCAATTTGAATTTAATAAAAAAACTCATCTTATTTCTCTTAGACTCCCAGTTTCACCTACTGCCAAATTATCTTCAGCTACCATAAAACAAATTATAACTAAATTAGGATATAAAGATGTTTTAAATGAACCTCTTATAGGTATTCCTAAAGCATTTTATATTATGGTTAAAAATAAAAAAGAAATTATTAATTTTGTTAAACCTATTTTTGATGCTTTAAGAATTTATAATCCTAAAATGAAAGAATTAGAACATGAAGGTCCTTACTTACCAGAATATCGGTATATTGAAGTAGGAGATTTTAAAATTTTTGCAAGAATTAAAGATACAATTAAATTACCTACAATGTCTGCAGGAAGAAAAAATGAATTAGATTTTTATAATGCAATTCATGAATATTTGGAAGTATATAAAAATATTAATATTGAATTCCAAGTTAATGGACGAACAGATTTTTTTGTTAAAAATATTACTGATATTATTGATGTAAGTACCAAAAAAACTAAAGAACGTTTAAAAAGTAATATGAATTTGGTTACGTATCGAGGTATAGTTCCAATTTCAATCAAACAAGCTGATGCGCCTGGATGGGAATCACCAGAAACATATTGGGGAGAAATTACTCAACATGTATTTGAATATGTATTAGATACTTATCCAAAATTGGTGAAATTAAAAAATAAGAATGGTATATATAATTTGGATCCAGAAATAGATATTCAAACTTCTTCCCAAGAAGCTCAAGATGTAATTTTTGGTGATGATATTTATAAACATGGTGCGGTTATTAAACAAACTTGGGAAACAAGATATTTTGATTGGGATTATAGGTTTAATACATTAATTTTAGAATGTAAAACCATTATTCAAAATTTAAATGATGTTCCTTTTGAAGATTATCCATTTTTTCAAATTAGAAATTTTGAAAATAAAAATCCAAAATACCTATTAAAAGGATTAGGTGTATTGGCTGTAACAAAGAAAACTATAGCTAAACGCCATATTCTTTTAGAAAATCAAGAAGCACAAACTGCAAAACAATATGTTTCTCCAAATTATACATTAGAAAATATTCGTAAAGCCACTTGACATTAATGAAAAAATCTGATAATATGTAAGTATGAAGAATATTCATTTGCAGCATGTAGAAGATTTATGTTTTACAAAAGCTGATCCATTTATTCCATTGAATATTTTGGAACAAGTATATCACTTTTTATGTGGTATAAACACTTCTAATACCAGAATATCAGTTAAATGGGATGGTGCTCCGGCTTTTATTTGTGGGAAAAATCCTGAAAATCAAAGATTTTTTGTAGGAACAAAAAGTGTATTTTCAGGGAAAATAAATTATTGTCATGCTGATATTTTAGAAAACCATGAATCAAAAGGACTTCAAATTACTTTAATGGAACTTTATGATAGATTATGGTATTGTGATATTCCACAAATTATTCAAGGAGATGTTCTTTGGACAAAGTACCGCACAGGTGGTGAAATTTCATTTCAACCAAATACTTTAAATTATAAAATTCCTCATCATTTCATAATTTCGAAATATATACGGTCTTGTCAAATTGGTTGTGTATTTCATACCACATATACTGGAAATAAAATAAAAGATATGGAAGCTAATTTTGGAGCAAATGCTCCAGAAAATGCATTTCAAGAACAAATTTATTGTTTTGAACCAGAACTTCCAGAAGAAGAAATGATAGCTCCCGGAGATTGGGGAAAAATTGAAACTGCAATTTCTTCATTACGTCATAGAGCAATTGATATTTCTAAAACTGCATTAGCTACTTTAGGATCTAATGATTTATTCCAATTGTATATTAATGATTGTATCCGAAATGATAAACTTCCATATAGTAATGAATTTCTGTCTTTTGTAATTAGGGATTATACAAAACATCAAGAAACTTTAAAAACAGAAAAAGGAAAAAATGTTGTTTTTGAAAAAATGACCAAATATATGGCCGGATTACTAGTATATTGTGGTGATATTTTCAATTATTATTTGGATTTAATGAGGTTGAAAGTAATATTGGTTCGAGAATTAGATAAATTAAATATATCTGTTAATATTTATTTACCTGATGGAACACCATGTGGCCATGAAGGGTATGTAGTAAAGTCATTGGGATATACAATTAAATTGGTAGATCGTTATACGTTTTCCAAAGCAAATTTTAATTATGATATGGAATGGAAAAGAAAATGAAAATTGAAAAGCTCCGAAGTATGTTACGTAGTATTGAAATATTAAGGCGCCCGTTGACAGATAATGAATATCAATTGGCTATTTGGTTGAAAAAGGTAATTGATGAGCGGGAATTTAAATTAAATGAAAAGTGGACTACATACGAGAATTAATCATGAAAACTATTGTAGTCACTTATGGAAGATTCCAACCACCTACACGTGCTCATGGTGAATTATTTTGGGCAATGCAAACTGAAGCTGATAAAATATGGAATTGTCCTGTTAGTATTTTCATTTCTCCTAAGCAAGATCATAAAAATAATCCTCTTTCTTTTCAAGCTCGTCAAGATTATTTGTGGAAATGTGGTCTTACAATTTCGAGAGGAGTAAATCCTGTAAATAATCCATTTCTTGCAGTTTGCCAATTAGGAGATGCTGGTTATGAAAGAGTAATTTTTTATTGTGGTTCAGATCAATTGAAGAAATATGAAACATGGAAACAATATATCAATCATAAAGATCCAAAGAAAAGGATTCCCGGTGTTCAAGAATTAATTTTCCGTCAATTTGGATTACCTCGTGGTCCTGTGAATGATATGAATGCCACTCAAGCACGAGAGGCCGCTAAAGCCGGTGACTTTGAGACTTTCAATTCCATTGTATTGGGGACCAATTTGGAACAAAATAGGTCACTTTACTTGGATACCGTTTCTGGTCTCCTGGATAAGTAAATATAATGTGATTGAGACATTTTTTGTTTGGTTTCTTTTGAATGTTTAAATCCTAAATGACTTTTATTCCCCATAGCGGCCAAAGACATATTCTTTCTACTTTCTTGAGAATGTTTTCGTCCAACATTTCTTTTATTTCCAATTAAAGATTTTGAAATTTTTTTTCTTGTTTCTTTAGAACATTTTATTCCTTTATTCCAAGCCATTTGTAATCCTTTCTTTCCTTTATTCCAGGGAATTTTACCTTTATGTATTTCTGACATTTTTTGTTTTGTTTTTTCGGATATATGTCCCGAACCATCTCCACCAGGAGTCATATTATATCCGTTATGATAAGTATCATACTTCGCAATCATTTCAATTTCTAATTTCTTGGCTTCTTGTAGGGTCAGAATATTATTAATTAGGACTTTATGAAGCCATTGATTTTCATTGGGGTATTTTAGGATTGCTTTATGAAATTTTCTTAATCCCCGCTTTGAATCATTTAGATGTATTTTCCATCTTTCTTCAATTGTTTTATACGTATATCCGATATAAGATTTTCCTGAAGGACTTGTATGTTTGTAAATGAGATAAATATTTTTAGACATATGCGATAGAACCTTTCTATTGCTTTGTTTAGGGACCATGTGGTGCTAATGACACTACTTGGTCCTATTACTATTTATTGAATATTGAGAATTGATAAATAGTAGTGTAATCATAGAAGTAGGAGAACTCTCATGAAATTGGCACGAGATACAAATTTCGGGGATAGATTGGCAAATGAACATGTAATGGAGAACATTCATACCGCTCCATCTTATTCATTTTCCCATTATTGCGAAATGAAGGAAAAAGAAAAACAGCACAAATATTTTCAAGATGAATTTAATTTATCTGAAGATCGGGAAGTGGTTTTCGGAACTCATAATGGTTGTGATTATTGCGAAGGAACAGGTTGGTGCCCCGTATCTAAAGCTTGTATGGTTGAACCACTGCATTCACTTTGGGTACAAGCTGAAGTAGATACTCCTTCTGAAGATGGATACCATCTGGTTCAATGCCCAGTGTGTTGTCCATACAATGATGGAAGTAAAGATGTAAAAGATTCTCTTGATGAACATATTGTTAAAAAAGGTTCTTCATTTGAATTAAAATCCAAAAAATCTGGAAAAAATCTTGGTACTTATCATTCTAAAGCTGGAGCCAAAAAGAGAGAGGCGCAGGTTGAATACTTTAAACACCTCAAAGAAGATGGTGGTGGGAATCCTTGGAAAACACATTGGGAACAAGCAATCCTTCCTGGTGCGCCTGATCGTGAAGGTGAAACTGATAAAGAAAAAAGGATTGAAGAAGCAAACCAACCATCTGATTATAACCGACAACAATCATCAGAAACAAAAGACCAAAAATCTCAAGAACAAAAAGCTTCTGGTCAAAAACAAAATGATAATCGGTTACAATATGAAAAGAAGAAAAAAGCTGCCGATAAAAAGAAAGCGGAAGAAAAAGAAAGAGAAACTAAAAAGCTTCTTCCTTATGAATTTACAAACCAAAAAGATGCTGAAAGAGCCGCTGGACATTTAGGCCTTAATGGATCTCATACGACTGGTAATGGAATTTATAAACCAGGTTCTTCAGATATGTCATTACGTGATGCTGTAGCTCGTAAAAAAGCCAAACAACATATGCGAAGTGGATATCATGAAGAAAATAATAATAACCCTCCACCTGCATATCCTTTAGATAAATTAGGTCTTCATGAAACTGTCCAATTAATTAAGGAATGTGTAAGACATTAAATGAAAACTTTATCAAGGATTCGGGAAATAATCCTTGAATCTAAAGACCTTATTATTCCGCGTGGGCATTTAAATATTCCACGATTTCAAATGCCCCAAATCAAGAAAGAAAATTATCCAGAATTTTTTCGTCTATTAGATCTTCGCAATATTTCTATTCAAAGAGTAAAAGTTCCCGCAAATCAACTTCTTGCCGCCCAAAATGAAATTAACCATGATAAAGTAAAAGAATGGATGGTTTCTATGCCTATTGAAGCCCGTGAAAAACCTCTATTAGTTTCATCTGATTTATATGTATTGGATGGAAATCATACTTGGTTAGCTATTTTAAATCGTGATGAAAATGCTTCAATTGATTCTTGGATTTTAGGATTAGAAATGGAAGATTTATTAAAGGAAATTAAATTATTTGATAAAATCACTTATAAAACAATTGATGAACATTGTGGAATCATAAATACTTTAAAGGGGAAGATGTTATGTATGTAACAGATATTACTGGTAATTATGATGATTTTTCATTATCAGAATCATTAGTTAAAAAAGTTCAAAATATTTTAGAAGGAAAAAATCCTTTAAATGAAGTTTCACCTCCTAATCCAAAAATTGAAAAATGGATTAAAGCTAATAAAGGAAGATTTGAAAAAGAATATGGGGCTGAAAAGGGAAAAGAAGTCCTTTATGCTAAAGCCTGGACAATGCATAATGAGGAATTAGAAAAAGAGAAAAAAATCCAAGAATCGATCATGAATGAAGTTTCTCCCCCCGATCCTAAAATAGAACATTGGATTAAGTCTAATAAAGGAAGATTTGAAAAGGAATATGGAGCCGAAAAAGGAAAAGAAGTTCTCTATAGTAAGGCTTGGAAAATGCATAATGAAGCTTTAGAGGAAGAATTGGAAGAAGAAAAAAAGACTTTAAAAGATTTTAATGAATTTGATCCTAATGATAGAGAAAAAGAAAAAGAAGAAAAAGGTGGTAAAAAAAGAGAAAAAATCACCTTTAATCCGGTTGTTGAACCTGAAAAAATAGCTGAGCCGGATAAAATTACAAAAATTTAAGGAGAATTAGAATGTCACTTTGGACAAAAACTAGCGCACCAAAATTTGCGCCACATGCAGTTCCAGGGATTGATGGTTGGGTACATCCCGTAACAAATGAAATATTAGAAACATTTGGATCATCAAATAAACCTTCACCAATAGCATCACCTGTTATAGAATCCTGTGTTCTTTATAGAGCATTTATTGCGGCTTCTGGTGATGTATTACCAGATTTACGAACAAGTTTTCATACAGGAGATTATTTAACTTTTGCAGTAAGATTTGGTGCACAAGTAACAGTAGTTCCGGATGTTGGTTCACCATATCTTGAAGTAACAATTAATGGTGTTGTAAGAAATGCTGTATATGTTCAAACGAGTTTTGGACTTAATACTGCTACATTATTATTTGTATATCAATTACAATCTTCCGATGCAGCTACACCAGGAAATATTAGTGTAGATAGTCAAATACATTTAAGTGGTCATATTTATAAACTTGGGACAACAACCCCAGTTACAATAACTGGAATTCCAAGAACACTTTTATTATCATTATCGGGTGTTCAAGGACATTTTGCTGTAAATAATGCTATGTCATGTGGTATTGGTTCTGCACAAGGATAT